CCATTGTTACAAGTAGAGTTGAAACCCCAACCAACCCGGACGTTGCGATTGCACTCAACACCCTTCGAGAAGTGTCACGCGAAGTACAAGCTGAAGGCTGGACTTTCAATAAAGAATACGATTATCCCATTACTCCTGATTCTAACAACGAAGTAAACATTCCTAGTAATGTTCTTCAAATGGATCTGAATCAAAGCTACACCCAGAATATGGATCGGGATAGCGTTAACCGTGGAGGTAAACTTTACGACCGAACTGCTCACTCTTATAAGTGGCTTGACGAAACCCTGTATGTTGATATTATTTGGGAGCTTGATTGGGGTAGCATTCCTGAACCAGTTCAAGCATTTATTGTAGCACGTGCTGCCTCTATTGTCTCCAGCAGAATCATTGGTGATGGTACTCAGTATCAAATGCTTCAACAGAAAGAAGCCTTTGCCCGTGCTATGGCTATGGAGTATGAAACTAGCCAAGGAGATTATAGCTTCTTCGGTAGCCCTAAAGGTCAGAACTATTACCAAAGCTATCAACCGTACCATACTTTGCAACGCTAATGCCAGCAGTAACTCAACTAACACCAAACTTTCTTGGTGGTGTCTCAAGACAAAATGATGACAAGAAATTAGATGGTCAGCTTACTGAGTGCATCAACGGTTATCCTGATCCTACCTACGGTCTTCTTAAAAGACCCGGTATGGCATTTACTAATGTACTTAAAAAAGCTGACGGTACTTCCTTTGATAAGTCTGAACTAGAAGACGCTGCTTGGTTCTTTATTGAACGTGGTGCAGCTGGGTCCTATATTGGCGCTATCAAAGGTACAGATATTTATGTCTGGACTGCAGAAAATGGTACGTGGTGTACTGTAACTAATACAGGTGCTGCGTATCTAACAGGTACCAGTAAAGACGATTATCATTTCCGTAGCGTTCAAGACGTTACCGTTATTACCAACCGAACTGTAACAACAGCTATGCAACCTGCGGGTACGTTTGTAGCTGAATCGGTTGCCACGTTGGTTCTAGAAACTTTGGTAGACGGTTATGAGTATCAGGTAACTATTCAAGGTATTACCTCTACTTCAACGGCACAAGCTTCAACTACGTACGATGATATGTTGAAGTTTGATGCTGGAAACATCAATACAAATCACCATTTAGTAGATGATATCAGAGCTACAATTCTAGCTCAACAGTCTGCCAGTAATTCAGATTTCAATGGTACGTGGTACCTTGAAGGTTACACAAATAGCTTGGTTATCAAGCGTACAAATGGTGCAAACAGTGTTGTAACTGATTACTCTGTACCCACTGGTACTCCTCTTGCATTTGAAATTGATGCTCAAGGCGGTTTAGCAAACGATTCTTTACGTGTCTTTACCGATGCTATTGATGTCGTTGCTGATCTACCTCTTGAATCTTTCCATGATCATAACGTCCAAATCCTGAACAGTGCAGCTGATGAGGATGATTATTACCTGAAGTATCAAGCGTACAATGGTACTGGTGGACGTGGTTATTGGCAAGAAACCAGAGCACGTAATGCGTCAGCTGGTGTTGATGCTGCAACCATGCCTCATGAGTTGGAAAACACAGGTGCACTGACATTTAATTTTAAACCAATTACGTGGGCTGCTCGTGAAGCAGGTGATGATGTAACTAGTCCTGAACCTTCTTTTATTGGTTATCCTATTCGTTCTACTTTCTTCTACAGCAATCGTTTTGGTATGCTGTCAGAAGATAACGTGATCTTTGGTGTAGCTAACGACCCTTATAACTTCTTTGTTAAATCAGCTATTACTCAAGTAGCTTCTGACCCTATTGACCTTAACGTTTCTAGTGTCAGACCTGTACGTCTATCTGATGTTTTGCCGTCTCCCCAGGGTCTTATCCTGTTTAGTGAGCGTCAACAATTCCAAGTCTTTACTACAGATGGTAGTGTTCTGACACCTACTTCTACAATTGTACGATCCCTTTCTAACTATGAAATGGATAACAACATCGCTCCTGTTGATGTTGGTACAACTGCTGCATTTGTAAGTAAAGTTCCTGGGTACAGTAAACTATTTACCCTTCAACTAAGGGACATTGAACAAAGCCCTATTGTCGTTGACATCAGTAAAACCGTTTTAGAATGGATTCCTGATACAATTGATACTGTTACCGTTAGTCCTCAAAACTCCTTGATCATGTTGATTGATCGGGGATCATCTTATATCTACCTCTTTAGGTATTTTAATAACGGTGAAAAAGATCTATTCCAAGCGTGGACTAAGTGGCAACTTCCTGGTACTATTGAATCAGCTTCTATTATTAATGAGTCGTTGTACGTCATCTCTCAACATGAGGATGAATATACCCTTGGTTCTGTTACCCTTGATGAGATCCCCACAGGAGACGTTGTAGCGACTGCTAACGGCGCTGAGGGTAATCCATGCCTAGACATGTATACAAGGCCCGTACAGCCCGACCCAGCCGTCAATGCGGTGGTGTATGACGAGACCAATGACATTACAAAGATCTACGTTCCTTACACACCGTTTGCTCAACGTGATGCTGTGATGCTTCTTACTGTTCCTACTGCTGATGTAGACACAGATCTAGAGATTGATGCAGATGCAGGTTACTGGGCAACTGGTAAAGAACGGACTGAAATTGGTACTAATTATCGGTACTTTGAAGTAAAGGGTAACTTTACTAATTATGCTGACGGTATTGTTATTGGCTACAGCTATGATTTGGATGTAACACTTCCTAAGTTTTACTTCCGACCAAATGAAGCAACTACTGATTTTACCGCTACCCTGACTATCTCCAGAGTTAAGTTCTCTGTTGGTAGAACTGGGGCAATGAAGTTTAAGTTGAAAGCTACAGGTTCTAACCAATGGGTCGATGTGCAACATGTAGCCGATGCTGATTATTATTCAGGTGATAGTAACCCTGTAAAACCGGAACGTATGTTTACGGTACCCATCCATCAACGTAATTCTAATTTTGAACTTAAAGTGACAAGCGATCTTCCATACCCTGTGTCGTTGGTATCAATGATGTGGGAGGGTAACTATTCACCACGATTCTATAGGAGGGCTTAAATATGGCAGCTTGGATTATAGGTGGTTTAGGTGTAGCTACCGGCATTATAGGTGGTATTACAGGTTCTCAACAAGCCGCTTCCCAAAATGCTCAAGCCGAACAAATTTATCGTGAGCAGAAAAAAGCTGCTGAGCGAACTGCAACACGTACAAACGAATATAACAAAAAGGTATTCGCAGCTGATCAGGAAAACTATAAAAATACTCGGGCATACGAATGGGAAACTGCTGTTAAGAATTGGCAGTATAACCAAGAGGTCCGAGATTTTGATTATCTTCAACAAGTTAAACAATACGCTGGTTCAGTTGAAAACACTTACCAGCAGTTAACTTATAATAGTGTTGCTGCAATGCGAGCCCAAGAGTCTGAGCAGGCATCGTTGAATGAAATTATGAATCAGATGGCTTTCCAATCAGAAAGTAATTTGATTGATAGTTTACAGCAAGAAGGACAAGTTGCTTTAATGCAAGCTGGTAAAAGCCGTTCTAAAGCTATCCAAACAACTGTTGGAGAACTAGGTAGAAACGCTGCTATTATGCGAGCTAGTCTTACCAGCGCTGGTCAACAGTCAGTTCGTAATCTTCAAGACATTGCTATGTCTAAACGTGCTGATGACATGAAGGCTATGGCTGCTATGATGATTCGTCCTGAGCGTCTTCCTGATATTCCTGAACCTACTCAAGCACCTGAACGCATTTTTGTCGAACCTATGGAAGTTACTGCGGATTACATTGCACCACCTATCCGACAAAGCACGTTTGCCCCAATAATCTCAGGTCTATCTAGTGCTATTGGTAGTGCTCAATCGGCTTGGGCAATCGATAAAATGGGCAACTAATTATGGCACGTATTCAATACACACCGTATACAAAAGCCGGTGGTTACCGACCTCAACAAGTCGATGATAGGAAACTCGCCAGGATGCGAGAGGAGAGTCAGCGTCAGATTCAAGGGATGCGTGAAAACGCTCAAGCTGAGATTAATAACCGTAAGGAAATTGCTCAGCAAATGAAAGCTGATCAAGCTTATACTAAAGCCGCTGAGGAGAAAAACTTCCAAATTCAAACAGCTAATGCTCAACGTGAAGCGGCTGGATTGGCAGCTAAACGGCAGCAGATGTACGAGCAGTATAGAGCAGATGCAAAAGCTACTGAGCAAATTTTCAGTAGTGTAGCAAATTTGAGCGTTACAGCTGCTAAAACTGTCGGAGAAATTCAAAAACAACAGAAGCAGCAAGATTTTAATCGTGATGTTAACAAAGCTTCTGATGCGGAAACAGATCTCACAAGGCTGGTAAATAAAGATCTACTAGCTCAAAACGATATTGAACGTACAGCTGCTATTAATGAGGGTGTTGCTAAAACAGGTAACACTAAAATTGGTGCTGAGTTAAAAGCTAATAGTGATGCAGTAGCGTATCAGTTTACCGAAGGTCAAGTAGCCCATTACTATAAATGGCGGTACGTTAAAGATCGAAATAGTTTTATTAATCTCAAAGAAAAAGAGCTAGGAAGACCTCTTACCTATGAAGAAAAGCTGGCAGCTGTAGGTGAATTTAGACAGCGTTTATACGAACTACACGGTAAGAAGTACCTTTCTGCAGACTTAGTTAGACCGTATATTGAAAGGTACGCAGACCCAGCAGACCAAACTTTTATTTCTAAGGCAGGTCTTCAAAAAGAAAAAGAAGATGATCAACGCCGACTTGAAATGAATTTGACTAACATCGGCAATGCAGATCCTGCTGATTTAAACACTGTTTTTTCAACAGCGTATAATCACATTGTTGATGTTTATAATGGGGATCGTACAAAAGCGTGGGACGAAATTACAAATAGGGTGTTTTTACAACAAAATGAGGACGGGACATTTGTCCGTTCGTTGGATGAAATTGGGAACCTTCCTATTTATATTCAGGGTCAGCCTACGACACGTTTTAAAGATCACTTTAAAAGCACTCGCTGGTTAGATATTCAACAAAAGAGGAATAAACTAGATCTTCAACATCGAAAGCAAATGCAGCAATTAGATGAGATAGCTTTTGCTGAAGAGTCTGATGAACTGTTTAAAGCTCTTGGACCTACTCCTAGTGAAGATCAGGTTAAGGAAGCAATAGATACTCTCGGGGTTAAATACGGTAGGACTGATCCTAGACTCACTCTTATCCAAAAGAAATATACCATTGAATCTCAACTGAGAGCAGCTGAAGCAGAACGTATTTCAAATCTCCCTGATTATGAGATTACTGAGTCTGATTTGATTGCTTTAAAAGAGATTGCTGATCCTGCTGAATACAATGCAGTTAAACAGCGTTATGATGCATACAGCGGTAAGTGGCGTTCTAAGGATGCTACAGACGCCATTAAGCGCGGTCTAAATGTCATTACTGGTACAACTGCTTTAGGTACTAGTAAAGCTGCTCCTCCTGGCGCTGCTCCTGCTCTTCGTTATTTTGAGAATCGTGCTATTAAAAATGCTAAGGCAATGGAGACCGCAATGGGCGGTGCTCAGCAAGCACTTGAAAAAGCAGTAGCAGATGAAGCTAAACTTTATCTTAGTTCTTACCGTGATCCAACGTCTGTATACTACAGAAAGGTAGAGCAAGACGGTAGTGTCTCTTATCCTAATCTTCCTGGTGCTGGTAATATTTCAGCAGCAGATAAAGCGCTAAGAGAAGTTTCGTCGCTTCGTGCAATGGCTAAAACCATTGGGATTGAGGGTGTTTTAAATGTCCCTAACTCTATTGCTACAGCGGAACGTATGAATGAGATTGCCCTTAACTACGGCAAACCAGGATTCTTCCCTACTGCAAAAGAGAATGCTTTTAAAAACATGACGAATGGTATGCCTCTTCATGAAATATACAATAGCATGTTTCAAGCTGCAGGCAGACCTGAAAGGTTTGCATCCCCTCTTCAATCCGTAGGTATTAATATACCTCCACATCTTCAAAAGGTTCTTAACGACCCTGCTGCTAGCAGAGTTAGTAAGATGAATGCCGTGAATGTGGCAATGGGTAACACTGGGATTTACAGCAGTCCTAGTGCTATGAGAGCCGGTTCACCAGTAGGGCAAATTATCGGTCCTAATACAGGGATTATAGTTACTGATCGTGCTGACGGTCCTGGTGGTACTGACGCAGTGATTAAACAAGGTAAACGGGGGGCTAAATACTCTTTTCCTGAACAAGGGCAAGTTTTAAAAGTCGTTAATAACCGATCTACGGAATACCGTTTGGAAGAAGGTGCAACTCAACGTGATTTCGGTAATCATGTCGAAATCCGTTTTAGGTTACCTTCAGGTAGAGAAACAGATGTTTTAGTGTCACACTTCGATCAAGTTGCTGATTTAAAACCAGGAGATATTATTTCTCCTAATACATTTATCGGAACTCAAGGACGGTCTGGGTCTACTACGGGTGCCCACGTCAGCTTCGATTTCTACAAAAAAGGAACAACAATCCCAGACAGTGAAGCCAGAGATTGGTTCTTAAAAACTCATTTACAATAGTAACACATGAACTATGATCTCGAAGAGAGGTTTAGGTTAGATCCTGGTGAAACTGATTTATCAGCGGAACTACAAGCAGAACTGGCAATGGAGCAGCAGCAAACCCAAGAGGCAGCTGCTCTTGCCCAGGCTGAACAACAGGCTACCACCCCTACGGGGGCTGAACAACCCTCTCCACAATCACAAGCAGCTCCTACGGGAGAGGCACAACAAGAACAACAATTCCCTTGGGAAGAAGATTATGACATTGGTGATGGTCTTCGTCAAATCGCTGAAGGAGCTTTTGCTGCCCAAACAGGTGCGCTTGACTTTGGTGTCGATCTGATTAACAAAATCAGTGGTCAAAGCTTTCAGAAACTTCCTGAATTCCAAACTGAACACCATCAGGCTTTACGGCAGATTGCTTCCGTTGTCCTACCTACCCTTGGTTTAACTCGCCTAGGTATTGGCGGTGGAGCAGCAGCTAACGCTCGTGTTGGCTGGTCTCTTGGTCAAAGCCCTTTGGTTCGTTGGGTAGGAGAACGTGGCGTTGAAGCTCTTGCAGGTCTAGGTGTAGGCGCTGTAAGCAGTGAATACGAAGGTGATAACCTGACTGGTATGCTTAAGAAGTCTTGGCCAAAGACGTGGGATTTTATCCCCGACAGTATGGCTACGCTTAAGGATGATTCACCTGACGAAAAGCGTAAGAAGAACATCTACGAAGATCTTGGTCTTGGTTTTGTTACTGGTCTTGCCGAAGGAACTACGAAGTTTGTTGCTGCCATGTCTAATGCCATGAGTAGCCTTCGTAAGTCTAACAAACTAGTTGGTGAAACTGCAGAAGCACAGAAGTGGCTAAAGCAGAATCAACCTACTGCTAAATACGATAACGCTGAAGACGCTATCACTCAGAATATCATCAAACAAGAAGAAGCGTTGGATGAAGTCGGATATTATAATATGTCCGTCAATCCAAACATGGACATCCCAATGAAGGGTGTTCACGACATGTTTGATTACACTGAAATCGGTACACGTACTGTTGACGATTTTGGTGTGGTTGGAGCCGCTATTGACTCTGCACGTATCGCTAAAAACCTTGAGACCAGCTATGGTCGTCTTGGTAATATGATTTCTGAACCTGCTCTTAAATACGCCCTTATTGATGGCAACAACGCTCAAGACATCGTTCTTGGTCTTGCTGATCAACTGCATCAAGCAGGTAGGGTTGGTATGGAAGGTGCTGGTTGGAAAGTATCTTTTGATGACGTACTTAATGCTAACGAAGATCTTGCAATTCAATTGTTTGATCCTCGCATGAGTAAAGCTGATGTACGCCAGGTCCTTGAACCGTTCATTACTCGTGATGAAACTGGTAAAGAGGTAATGGCAGAAGAAGGCTTTGCTATGGCTGCTAAAGCTCTTCGTGGTTTTGGTAGTGAGCTTACTAGTATGGATGTAGCACGTGCTCAATCCTTGCTGGCTGGATCGTTGTCTGGACGTATCTCTGACTTGTCAGAAGGTGCACGGATGATGACTGGTACTCCTGCTGTTAAAGCTGCTCAAGACAAGATTATTGACTTGATGCAGTACGTTACTCAGTTGTCTGGTTCTGCTAAGTACTACAAGAACCGTAAGATGAATCTGGTTCAGATGATTCAAAACGGATTCAGAAACATTACTGGTTACAACCAAGCAACAGTTGAAAGCGCTGGTGACGTAGCACAAAAGATCTTTGAAGATTCCCAACGGTTTGCCACTACTATGCGGCAGATTGCTGAGAACCAGCCTGAGCTGATGGATCAATTCCTGATGGCTTATGAGCTGACTGACGGTAAGATTGATACCATTGTCAAGATGAATCAGTACATCCACGGGATGACTACTGATCTTGGTAAAGCTATTATTAATCTGACTCCTGAAGTAGAGAACAAACTTGTGGCTGGTGTGTGGTCTAATGTGTTCAGCAGTATATTGTCTGCATTTGCTACTCCTATTCAGGCACTAACTGGTAACTTTGGTGGTATTATCTCACAACCTATTTCCCACTTCTCTGGTGCAGTAATGGCTGGGGATCTAAAAGCTATTCAACGTGGTTGGATTGCTTACAGTTCTATTGGCGAAACCCTTCAAAAAGCATTGCCTTATGCTGGTGATTTGTTTATGAAGGCATCCCAAGATCCTAACTCTGTACGTGCTGGTACTCGTCTTG